ATAAGTTAACCGGGGCATTTGCTCCAGTTAATCAATTGCTTGGAATAGCCAAATATGGTCGATAATAAAGAAGTCATATTTTAAAAATTGTTATAGCTTATATCTATAGAATATGCCGAGAGCAAATACTAATTTAACAAGAGCATTAACAGGTGGAACCGGACTTGGTACTGAAATATTTACTTCAGCTCTTACTACCGGTCAAACTCCTACTTTACAACGTGCAATTGTATTAGATGTTATAACAGATCCGAGCCAATTAACTGAAGCTTATAAGGAAAATTTAGCTAGTATTGTTAACAATGGCGACATTGTTGATATCATGACCCCCAACTGTGTTATTGCATTATTAACAACCTCAGATAGTGGACAAGGACCAGAAAACACTACAATCCTTTTTCCTTTATTTCCATCTCATATGATGTTTCCAATAGCTCCTGGGGAACAAATATACGTATTATATGAAGATATTGTTGTTACCGGAATTAAGAGAGGATATTGGCTTAGTAGGATCCCTGGTTACAATACATTTGAAGATGCCAACTACACACATTTAGATCGACAATTTGATCCAACAACAAATCCCGCAAATTATTCAACTTCACAATTGGATGATAGACCTACTGATAGCAGTCCGGAACTGTTTCAGAACGGCGGAAACAGTCCTGCTAGCAGAACATTGCCAACCACTAGTACAGGAGAAAATCCATACGATTATATATTTAAAAATGCATTAGCATCACGATATATAACTCCAGAACCAGTACCACGGTGGCTAAAACGTCCTCAAGAATTTGTACTGCAAGGTTCGAATAATTCTTTGATTGTTTTGGGAGAAGATAGAAATGGATCAATCGGTGGGGCATTATTAGATCCTCCGATTGATATTCCAAAACAAGATGGCAATCCTAGATTTGCTGGTGCAGTTGATATCGTTGTTGGTCGAGGACGTTATGTTTCTCCTATAGGGGCAAATCCTCGTGAGAGCAGAGATGACAATCCCCCCGGAAATTTATCTACTGCACCATTGATTATTGACAATAGCAGAGGATATCAAGAAACTAACAAAAATCCTTTTCGAATAAAAAAAGAGAATATTGCAAATCCTAATGAGGGAAATCCGGATCCCATATATGATGCGGCTCGTGTATACGTAGTTCAACAAAGTTTGGTTGATCAAAACTATAAATTAATTCCTGATGTTGATGGCGGTTTAGAATATCCAGAAGAATGCATAGTCAATGAACAACCAGAGGCAAACGGTGCTCTGGGCAGAAGTTACGTTGTTAGTAAAGCTGACAATATTCGTATTATAGCACGTAGGGAACCCAATATTGGAGATGCTGAGAATATTGCTGGAACAATATTGCTGGTACGTGAAGGCAATATGAATGAAAATCAACTTTCTGGGGATTCGAATACCGCACCGACTGCTCCGGATGGAAATTTGGCTTATATATACTTCAACAAAGAAGGAAAAATACAAGTAGAAGCAAATGAAATATATCTTGGACGTTCTACGGGAAAAGAACAGCCATACGTAAGATATTCTGTATATAAAGATACGATAGAAACATTACAAGATGAAATTAATAGTTTACGTGATCATATAGGCAATCTTGAACAAACATTAGAGTCGGCATTTCAATCTGCTGTTGCAATTCCTTATTCAAATATAGCATCACTGTTTGCTTTGGGTAACAATGTATTAAGAAATGTTGTTAATTTCACGGTATTAGATACCGACATACAGCAAGCTGATGATAAAATACGCAATACATATAATATAAACGTGAAATCAACTAAAATATTTGGTGAATAATATGCCATTATTAATTCCAACAACAAAGCAAGGTCTTAAAGATGCTATATTTGAAGCACTAGTGCGACAAAGTAAAGTTACATCAGGAGATCCAGTTGTTTCATATAATCAATTGTCAATTGATGTTAGTATGTCAGTTGACCAATATGTGGCAACGGAACTTTATAAAATAAAAATCGCTTTACAGTTGCCATCAGCATATACAGCACCGACAAATAATCCACCCAGTAGTGGGGGACCATTAGTGCCAAGTGCCATAATAACTTCATTTGCTTCCGTACCAGAAAACGTTTCAAGCCAAGAAGAACAAAAATCTGAGTTTCAAACTTGGAAAGAAGGGCAAATATTTATGTCATTATTAAACAAGACAGGATTACAAAATGAAATATTTAGGGCTTTTAATGAAAGGACAACGGAACCTGCGACGGGGGATCCTGAGTTGGCTTACAGAAAAATTGCAGAAACAATTGGTGAAGGCATCGCCGGATATGTAACAAATGAAATGAGTAAGCTTAAATTTGCATTAATCCAACCGGCCGCTTTTACGGCTGCTGGACCTGTTGTTTCTGCTGGTTCTATCTCTGCATATGAACCGGGTATACCGTCTGGTCCATTTATTTGATTTCAAACAAGCATCTATTTAATGCTATATGGCTAGAATTTCTTTCAAAGACGTAGGAACTCAAGGATTAGGTAACGAAGTGCAAAATGTTACTGAAGCACCTCGTATACCTATAGGCATTAAAACTCCACTTGAACTAGATGAAAGTGATTCAGATGCAATATTCAAAATGCATTTTAATTTAGCAGACCAAATAACTGATAACTTACGTAATCTTATATTAACGAATAATGGAGAGAGATTAGGTTTTCCAGATTTTGGTGCCAACTTAAGACCATTGTTAACTGAATTTCCAAATAAAGATAGTTTCGACAGCAGCGCAATGTCAAGAATTAAAAAAGCTGTATCGAAATACATGAGTTTCGTAAATCTGATGGCATATGAATCTAAATTTGATCGCTATGAAAATACTAGTACCGGTATATATAAATTGTTAATTGTGTATGCCGTTCCAACAATTAACATTCCGGAAACCGCAATGGAAGTAACGTTATTTATAACTTGATAATAATATGGCAACTGATAGCAAAAAACAAATATTAAAGCAGCTTCGTGAACGCCGGTATCTCAATAAAGATTTTGATGCGTTACGTAATGATCTATTGGATTATGCCAGAGCATATTTTCCAGATAGAATTAATGATTTTTCTGAAGCTAGTCTCGGCGGATTGCTTTTAGATATGGCTGCTTATGTTGGTGACGTTCAGAGTTTTTATTTGGACCATCAATTTCAAGAAACGTTTCCAGAAACCGCAGCAGAACCAAACAACATAGAACGACACTTAAAGAATGCTGGTGTTAAAATAACCGGTGCTGCGCCCTCAACTGTTACCGTTACATTCTATGTAAAAATCCCAACTATCGACAATCAAGGCACAATCAATACCATCGCAATACCTTCTATTAAGCAGAATACAGTAGTCAGAGCAAATAATGGCGTTGAGTTTACTTTAACTGAAGATTTAGATTTTAATGCAAAAAATCCTGATAACAGCTACAAGGCTAACATTAGGGTTGGTACTACAAACGCAAATAACATTCCACAAAATTACATATTTTCATTAAACGGTTTATGCATTTCTGGAAAAACGGCTAAAGAAACAGTATCAGTTGGTTCATTTGTTCCTTATAAGAAAGTTAACTTAAGTAATCCGGATGTAACTGAGGTTATCAGCGTGAAGGATAGCTTAGGAAATACGTATTATGAAGTCGAGAATTTAACTCAAGATACTGTTTATAAAAGAGTTACTAACTTAAATTATGATTTTCATTTGGTATCCGAAAACATGGTACCAATTCCAGCTCCATATCGCTTTTTAAAAGAGATGTCGCTGCAAACTAGAATAACAACGTTAACATTCGGCGGTGGGTCTGCTAGTACAATTAACGATGACGTTATTCCAGATCCTAGTGATTTTGCATTACCATTATATGGCAAACAAACCTTCTCAAGATTTGAGATTAACCCAAACAATCTTTTACAAACAACAACCTTTGGAGTAATGGCTGAGAATACTAGTTTGGAAATTCAATATCGACATGGTGGCGGATTAAACAATAACGTAGAAGCAAATACTATTAACACGGTAGTAAGTTTGAACATTTTCTTTCCAAATTTCCCAAGTGCCAATACAGCCGCCTACGTTCGAAACTCAATTGATATATCAAATAATCAAAGAGCATCCGGAGGCGAAAGTGCTCCAGATATTAACGTTCTTAAATCAAAAATATCAACCTTTAGATCAATGCAAAACCGCATAGTGACCAAAGAAGATTTGTTGGCACGAGTTTATTCTTTGCCAGCAAATTTTGGACGTGTATATCGTGCTGGAATTAGAACAAATCCAAATAATCCTTTGGCTTCTCAGCTATATGTCATTTCTAGAAATACATCAAATCAATTAATAGTAAGTCCCGATAGTCTCAAGAAAAATATGGTGACATATCTCAATCAGTATAGAATGATATCAGACGCCATTGATATACTAGATGCTAGAGTTATTAATCTTAAGTTAACGTTTAGCGTAGTCGTTGATCCATCAGAAAATAGAGAACTGGTCTTAAGAAACTGTTTGATTAATATCAAGCAATACTTTGATATTAAGAATTTTGATATCGATCAACCTTTGATCATTTCTGACGTACAAAATATAATTTATAATAGTCGAGGAGTAATCTCCTTAGTTTCTTTGAATATAAACAATATTAGTGGTGTCGTCGATGGACGTGGCTATTCTGATCAAACATATGATTTGAGTGCGAATACATATCGTGGGATTATATTTGGATCACCCGGTTCAATATTTGAAATAAGATACAAAGAATATGACATTATCGGAACTGTGGTGTAATTTATGTATAGAATATTATCAGCCAGTAAAGATAC